GTTATTGTGGCACATTGGAAACTGTATGTAAATCATCGGTTGTAAGAGTTGTTGAACTTAACAAAACAATTGATCGAATGGAATCTGAAAAACGTCTATTAGAATTGGAGATAAAACAAATTAAAGCGAAACACGAATTAGAAAAAAACAGTCTTGAAAAAGAAATCGAATTTATTTCAAAAAACAGCTAGTCCGGAGCAATTATATTTCGTACACAAACACGGAATAAAAGTGTACCCTATATCAAAATCAGGGTCTTGGTTTATCGAAGTCGATAACAATGGAAGATTACAAAGGTTTGATAAAAAAGTGCCGCAAAACGACTTAAATGAAGCATTGGCTTTAACAATAATATTTTACTATAATAAATTAAAAGAAACCAAAAAATAATGGCAAAAATAGAATTGACACAGGAACAAAAGGATTTTAGATTAGATTCATTCACATTGAACAATCAGTTTATTTATTGGCTTACAAAAAGCAAGTGTATGTGGGATTTGAAAACCACCAACAAGGAATACGACAAATTACGTGAGGAATTGGATCACGCTACTGCACTTGAAAGTTTGAAGCGAAAAATGTTTAACTTGGCACTCAAATAATTATGAATTTAGATAACCAATTTTTAGAGTCATTGATTAAATTATCAGTAGATAAAAAGAATCAACTTTTCAGTTTTATTTCAGAATTATTCAAAAGTGATTTAGTTTTAATCAAGGAGATAGTGATTCCAGATCCTCCATCAAATTATACTATTTATTATAAAACACCAAAATATAATAAAGATGGAAAAATAATTCCTTACATTAGATATTATCTTACGGGGAACTTGTTTTATGCAGATGCGGGTTCAATTCATACTGTTAGAAAGATAGTTTATGAATCTAAAGAAAGGATATTTCCTTATTTGAAAGGGTTGCCAGAACTTGAAAAAATGAGGTTAGAATTTGAATATCACGATTTAAAAGATATTGATTTGGATAACAAAAGTTCTTATTGGGTAAAGGTTTTTCTTGATATTTTGAAAACTCCTACGGCTAGACAATTATTGAGAGCTTCAAAAGAAAAGAAACCAAAACCAATTATCACAACCAACACCATAACTGACGATAATACGAAGTGCATTGATGAAATAAAGTTGAAATTCATCAAGGGAGAACACAAGATGATTTTCCGTATTTATGGCAGGGTTAAAAGTGAGCAAAAGAAAATGGATTTATTCTTTGTAAATTAGTAACAATTTAAAACAATTATAAAAATGAGCAAATTGCAAGATTACCAAAAGGACAAGATTAAGGAAATCATTTCGGATTTATCGGGAGTTATAGAAGAATCGATAAAGGAAGAAACTGAATTGAAGGATGGATTAGGTTTGGATTCATTGGATGTAGTGGAAATGTTTATGAAATTCGAGCAGGAATTTGATTGCAACATTCCTGATGAAGATTATGCCAATGTGAAAACGGTTGGAGAGGTTTTCACTATTGTAGAAAATAGAATTTAGTAATAATTAAATAGTAGAAAAATGAACAAAAAATTAGCAGTAGAAAGTTTTGACTTGAAGAAAGTAAAGTTCAATGCGAAAAAGGGTTTGGCTATCGAGTTTTTCGATATAGGAAGTCCAAATGATTTGTGGTCGGTGGATTCAGATTCACAACCAAGCGAAGATTACATTAATGCTTTAAATGAGCTGAAAGAGGTTTTTGCTTATTCACTTGGCTTGAACAATGGCTGGGATTTTGCGAGAGAGCATAATCGAAAAAATGATGAAGCTTTGGGTAAAGCACGTCAGTTTTGGTTGGATGAAATCGAGCGTTGCAATGTGACAGGATTAACGGTTGTTGGAGCAGGAGATTCCATAGGGATTAAAATTTCAGGTTCCTTGCAAACAGAACTTGGAGTTGTTGGGTGCGCTTCTCCTACGATTCGATTTGATGCAGATGTTCCAAACTCAATAGATGAATCAGTAATGATTGGAGATTTGGCAGAAACAGCATTCAAAAAAATCCGAGAGGAGATTTGGATGTTCATTTTCAAAGGCAAGAGGGGTGGAGAGCTGTTCCCTGCTGAACAGGTTGAAAGTGGACTGAATGGAGTTCCAAAGATGATGAAAGTTGGATAAGCGAAAGCCAAAAACTTGTCAATGCGGAACGGAGTTTTTGCCGTACAATACGATACAGAAATTCTGTTCCGCTAATTGTCAATTCAAGTTCGGAAAGAAAATCAACATAAAGTTGAAGTCTATGAATCCTGAAAAAAAACGGTACGCTATTCCAAAGGTTTCTGAAAAGAGAAAAGCATTGAATCCACTTTATGCTTCTGTTAGAATAGAAGTACTGGTAGAAGCAGAATTTAAGTGTTTCATTGATGGATGCCAAAACGTAGCCAATACCTGTGAACACACAATGGGCAGAAAAGGGTTTGCAGACCAATGGGCGAGAGATAATAATATTCCGTTACTGATTGACAAACGTTTCCTAAAAGCGTGTTGTTTGCATCACAACGGAGAATTGGAGAATAACCCTGAATTATCAAAAGAATATCAACTATCAAAGATTCACGGTGGAAAAAAAATATAACAATTAAAACAAAAACAATGGAAATTACAGGGAAATTAAAAATGATTGGAGAAACAGTCGATGTGGGAACACAGGGGTTTCAAAAAAGGGATTGTGTGGTTACAACTGACGAGCAATATCCCCAGCACATATTGGTTCAGTTCGTGCAAGATAAATGCAATGTTTTATCCAACGTAAACGTAGGTGATAACGTAAAAATTGATATTAACTTGAAAGGTCGCGAATGGACAAATCCACAGGGAGAAGTTGTTTACTTCAATACTATTCAAGGGTGGAGAATTACAAGTTTGCAGCCAACGTATCAGCATCCTGGTACTGCTCCTGCAAACACGGCACAAACGCAAACAAATCCTGCTCAAATGGGTGGTCCATTACCAGGAGAAGAAGAACCGGATGATTTACCATTTTGATATAAATAATAAGTAATTAAAAACCAACTCTTAATCGGGTTGGTTTTTTATTTTAAACATATTTTTAAAATAAATTAAAAATAAGTTTGTAGTAATGAAATAAATTTGTACTATTGCATAAGAAATTTTAAATAAAACAAAATGAGTTTACAAAAAGAGGAAGTTGAAAAATTGGAAATCAAGGATGTTTACATTGATTTTCCGTCAGCCTTGTTGAAAATTGGGTTGGAAACAGGCAAGAAGAAGTTGCTTGGGTCGGTACACAAGGAATGTGATGTATCGGTAGTGATTGTAAAGCAATGGGAGACAAAGGCTCCAAACATTGTTGCAATACTAAATGCTTTTATGAAAAAGTATGGTTTGAGTTGGGATGAATTGGTAAAGGAGGTTGAATCTAAAAAGTAGTGGTTATGAGTAAAGATTTATTTCACAGCTATTTATTAAGAGTATATTATGAAGAAAATTTGACAGGAAGAACTGGTTATGATATTCCGTTTGAATTTCTTTACGATGATGAATTAGATGCAATTTACAATTCGCTTGGGTTTGCAATTTTTAAAGTACGATATTCAATTTCGTTATTCATCACAAAAATTGCAAAAGCATTAAAAAATTAATTAACACAAAAAACAATAAGGAAAAATGAAAAACACAGAATTACAATTGTCAGATTTGAAAGTATCAAATTTGCCAGAACTACAAGGATGGAAAGAGAAGCAAGAGCAACTTGTTACGGACAATCCTTATATAGAGATTACGGATAATAAGAGTTACGAGGTTGCTTGTAAAAGTCGCACAGCCTTGTTGAAAGGAAGAACTGAATTGGAGAAGCAGGACAAACTTGTGGCTTCAAAACTTGCTGCTTTCAGAAAGGATGTGAAAACTGAAACTGATATTCTTATCGCCATCACTTTGCCGTCAGAAGAAAAACAGCAAGTTGAGGTGAAACGATATGAGGGAATCAAAGAGGCAGAACGTTTAGATAAAGAGCGTATCGAGAAAGAGCGTGTTGAGGCTATCAAAGCCAAAATAGATTCAATTGAAACAGAATCGTTTGCTATCATTCAAAAAATGACTTTCCAAAATGTTATTCCCGATGGAGCTGCAATCGGTTTAATTTGCAAACAGGAATTTGATTTCGAAGAATATGATATTTTGTTTGAGCAAACATTGGCACGAATTGAGAATGCTATCAAAGATAAAATTGATGATTTGACTGAAAGAGAGGAACGGCATTTAGAAAACGAGCGAATGAAGCAAGAGATTTTTGATGTTCGTGTTATTCGTTTTAAAGAACTTGGTTTTGAATTAGAAGAAAACTTAATGTTTCGTTCTTTTGAATTACCTCATACCTATACAAAATCTGAATTACTAAATATTGATTCTACTACTTTTGAAAGAGCAATTTCAAATCTTAAACAAGCAAAAGAAGAATTAAAACAAGCTAAGATTGATGCCGAAAACTTGGAGAAAGAAAACAAAGTTAATGCCGACAAGGAAAAGATTTTTGAGATTCGTAAAAGTAGATTCTTAGAATTAGGAGTTGAATTGAATGGGGAGTATTTTATGAATACCAATGGAATAGTTTATGATAAACGTGATGTGTTTAATGCTGATGCTATTGATTTTGAAACAATCATTACCGATGCTAAATTGGTAATTGAAAAAGCCAAAGAAGAATACGAAAGAGCAGAGAAGCAAAAAGCAATTGATTTGGAGTTGTCGAAAGCTGATGCCGAGCGTTTGAAAAAGGAAAACAAGGCGAGAGTGAAAAGATTGGCAGGAGATAAGAAAATTATTTCAGAAAGTCTTGAAGTGTATTTTGCTGATTTACATTTGTCAACTGAAAATGAAGAATCATTAGCTTTTATCATAACTGCTAACACTAAGGTTCAGGCTTTGAAAAATGAATTACTAACCGAATTAGAAAAACTATAAGTTATGGCAGATTTACAAAAAACAGAAAATAAATTTCTATCAGTTTCAAAGATAATTGATACAGAAATTTCAACAGTACTTGCATCAAATGTAAATGGATTTCAAAAGGCATTTGTAATGAGTTCAGCAATTGATATTATCAAAGAGCAGTTGTCGGATGAATATATGAAGCCTATTTTGGCATTGCAAGGTTCAAGTCTTGGTTTCAAAACAGATATGGACACAATCAAAAAACAAGTTAATGGAAAATGGATCACAGAGAAAGGACCAGGTTATCCAATGGAAATTGTTAGGGAGTGTTTGATTGAGGCAATCTTTTTGGGGTTGGAAGTTACAGGAAACCAATTTAACATCATTGGAGGGAATATGTACCCAACAAGAGAAGGATTTGGTGCTTCTTTGGACAAGATGAAAGGTCTTAAAAAGAACTTTGAGTACAAGAACATTCAACAGCCAGCAGGACAAAAAGTAGCTTATGTAACCGTAAACATTACTTGGCAATTTGAAGGCGATGTTGCCAAAAAGCAAACCATTGAATTTCCTATAAAATCAAATGATTACACATCGTATGATGCTTTGATAGGTAAAGCAGAGAGAAAGGCTAAAAGATGGCTTTATAATACCATCAAAGGAACCGATATTTCAGATGGGGATGTGAATGATATTCCTCACGTTGATTTATCCAATAAAGAAGATGCTAAATTATTGAAAATTGTTGATTTGTATGATAAAGTAAAATCAGACTTATCTGCTGATGAATGTGATTACATTGATAAAATCATCTTGGATAAGGACGTGGTTAATTATGATAAAGTAATTACTCACTTAAATTCTAAACAACCTAAAAAAGATTAGTGTATGATAGAGAATAAAGAAAGGATAGGAAATTTCACAAGCTCCAATATTTACAAACTTTGTGCAAGTTTAAAATCAGGGGAATCAAGCGCAGCTTATTATACCTACATCAAGGAAAAGATGTTTGAGAGAAAGATGAATCGAAGTTTGGAAATGGGGGCTTATGGACAGAGTATGGCTTGGGGTAAATTTCTTGAAAAAAGGGTAAATGATAGTTTACCCTTTGGGTATCAAATGTTGCATAAGACAACTAAACTACATCCTAAATTCAATTATGTTTCTGGTTCTGTAGATTTTCTTGTTCCAGGAGTAAAGATTGCGGAATTAAAGTGTTTTGAACCTAAAAACTTTGCAAGTTATGTTTCGGTTTTGTTAACTGGAGATACAGAGTTGATTAAGAAAGAGCATCCAAAAGAGTATTGGCAAATGTTGAATAATTCTCAAATCCATAAAACACCTAAAATGGAAGCTATTGTCTATATGCCATACGAAAGTGAAATGGATGAAATACGTGAACTTGCAGAAAATCCTGAATATTTAAGTGATATTGGAATGATGCCTTGGGAAGTTCGTTTTATAGCTGAAAAGCCAATTTCACATTTAGCAGTTTTGCCAAACGATAGTGCTTTTAAAAACTTGAATATTTTTGAGTTTGATGTTCCTGTTGATGATGTAATATTTTTGAATAAAAGAATAATTGATGCTGGTAAACTTTTATTACGATAGCTATGGAAAACTACCAAGAAACAAAGGAGGAGGCTCTACAAAGAGTTCGTGTGGCTAACAAAGTTGATTACTGCAAGATATTTAATTTTGCAGTAGTATGGGTAAAAAAACAATATAAAGTATTCGATGCCAACGACTTCAAAAAGGCTTATTTGGAAGTACACCCTATGCCACAACAGGTAAATTTGTTTGGGGCTGTTTTCAGTAATCTTGCCAAAGAGGAATTGATATTTCATCAAGGAGCAACAAATTCAAAGACTCCAGAAAGTAAAGGGTGTTTGATTCGGACGTGGATTTCACGAGAATTTAAAATGAGGCAACAACAAAACGCTTCTAATAAAAACAATTTAAAATTAGAATTATGACTTGGTTCAAAAAGAAAACGAGAGAGGAACACATTCAAAAGCGAACGGAAAGTGTTTTTGCGGAATTGATTGGTGACGCTGAATTTGAGTTCACTGAATTGGAAACGGTTCAAGTTCTAAATAATGTTCGAAGGCGATTGTCGGAGCATTTGGAAGCTAAAAAGGATTCGTTTTATGAGCAATCTACAATTAGTCAGCAAAAGGCAAAGGAGATACTTGGAGCTATTGAGTATCTTTAAAAGTAAAAATAGACGATAATCAAGTTAGCGATTATTCTATTTCAAAACCATTACTGTTGATTCAGATAATGGTTTTTTTTATGAAAAAAAAATAAATATTAGTTTGTAATTAAAAAAAATATATCTTTGTGAGGAATTAAATATACAAAGTTGTGAAACTTAGTACTGAAAGAATCAAAAAATAGCCAACTGCTTAATTGCGGTTCGGCTATTTTTTTGCTTTATATTAAATCTAAAAATATGAGTTTAAATTTTGAATTAGCAAGAGAAGTTTATGGAATAGGTGTTTGGAGTGTAGATTCCAAAACATTACCAGCAATGCTTCAAATCATTTCTAGTTCTAAAAATGGACAAACATTAGAGTTACCAGAAATCAAATATAATTCTATTTCAATATTGAATGTAAAAAGTGAAGATATTGAGGATTGTGAAGAATGTGATGATTACGAGCCAACAAATGAAGATATTCAGGGAATAGCAATAATCAATTTGAATGGTGCTATTACAGTTGGTGGAGGAATGTCAACTTGTGGAATGAGTGAGTTGTCAGAAACAATGTTAGATTTAAGCCGAAATGAAAACATTAAAGGCTTTATAGTTTATACAAATTCAGGTGGTGGTTCTTCAATGGCAGTTGAAATAATGACAGATTCAATTACTGAAATTAGAAAAACAAAACCAGTATTCGGATTGATTAAAAAAGGAGGGATGGCAGCGAGTGCGGCTTATGGCATTTTAAGTTCTTGTGAAGCTATTTATGCTGAAAGTGAAATGAGTACTGTAGGAAGTTGTGGTACAATGATTCAGTTTGAAGGTCGTGCAGCCAATACAGAAGATGGAGAGGGAGAAAAGCATATTAGATTATACGCTACCAAGTCAGTTAAAAAAAATGAAGGCTTTGAGCAGGCTTTAAATAAAGACAATTATACTTTGATAATTAATGATTTATTAAACCCAGTCAATGAAAGATTTCTAAGTTTAATTGAAAATTCAAGGCCAATTCTAAAAGGAACAGATTTTAATGATGGCCACGATGAATTTGCTAAAGACTCAATAGGAAAGTTTATCGATGGTATTTCAACAAAGTCAGAAGTTATCAAAAAAGTATTATCAAAAAAAGGAAATAATTCAAATTCAAATATTAATTCAAATTCAACAAAAATGAACAAATCGGAAATCAAACAAAATCATCCGGCAGTTTATTCCGAAATCGTAAGTGAAGGAATGGAAGCCCAAAAAGAAATTGTTGCATCTTGGATTCCTTTTTACGAAGCTGATTCAAAAGCCGTAATAGAAGGGATTAAAAGTGGCGAGGCTATCAAAGAGTCTCAAAAGAATGCTTTTTTAGTTGCTATTGCAAGCAAAGGTAGAGTTGATGATTTAAAATCAGACAACGTAACAGCAGTAGTTACTGGTGAAACTGCAACAGTAGTAGAAACTGAAAAAGAAACTGCTGACGACAAAGAAGCGAAAGCCGCTTTCGACTTTAAACTTTAATTAATTTAGATATGAGCATATACGCTACACAAAGAAGTGCAACTAATAATCAATCTACAGTTGATTATTTAGTTCAAAATATCTTTACTTATGGCAATCGCTATGGAAAAGGTATTTTTATTAACAATCTTGGGGAATCTTTGGATGCACAAGATGGTATTTTGGTTGTAAGAAATTCAGGAACATTTGAAACTGCCACAAGTGAATTTGTTGCTTTAACTACAGGTCAAACAATCATTTTAGCTGGATTGACTTACACCTCAACAGCTGCTACAACTGCCGCTGAATTAGCTACTGCATTTGCAAATTTAGCTGTTGGAGCAACTACAGGCGCAGGAACAACTACAGGTTCTTATTCAGGAACATTAACTGGTTATTCAACTGGTGCTGTTAAAGGAGCGAGTTTAGATACTGTTGTGTTTACTGCTTCTACAGTTGGACCAAAAACAGATTTAGCTGATACAGGAACAGGAACAAATCCAACTATTACAATTGTAAATGGTACTGCTGGAGTCGATGAAGGATTTTCTCCTGCAACTTCTGCTACATTGGCAAACGTAATTGGTATTTTGAAAACTACTGCAAACGGAGTTACCGTTATGGCTGATGCAGCTTCAATGAATGCTAGTTATGCTATTTATGGGGATATTGATGCTACAATGCTAGTATTGCCTCTTGGAGTAACTTTGGATTCAATAGTAGGTTCAAAAGCATTAAAAGATATATTAACCGCAATAGGTTTCCGTTTGAACAACGTAACCGAATTGACTAAATTCGACAATTAATTATGGCAATCAGTATAATTGACCACAGTAGCCTAGTGACTAAAAAAATCGTAGGCAAGTTTGAAGAAATGATTCCAGTAAGAACTGGTTTCGCAGGTTGGTTTCCAGAAGAAACAACTCCTACTTTTGAAGTAGATGTGGAGGTTCAGAGAGACAATGACCTAATCGCTGTTGATGTTGTTCGTTTCACAGAAGGAAACAAAAACAAGATTTCAAAAGTTTCTGAACACAAGTACGTTCCTCCTTACTTCAAAGAGGATTATGACTTCCAAAGAGATCAGGTGTATATGAATACAATTGCCTTGGGTGTTGGAATGGAAAACGCACAAGTTAATTCTGTAATCACAAGAAACGCTTTCAAAGCTGTTCAGAAAAACAGAGATAAAGTTGTTCGTGCAATCCGTAAACAACAAGCTGACGTTTTGCAAACAGGAATTGTTTCTTTATCAAATGGAGACAATATCGATTATAGACGTAAAGCAGCTTCTATTGTTAATGTTGATACATTAGGAGACTATTGGAGCGTTGCTGCAACTGCAACTCCATTGACTGACATTCGTAAAGGGATGGACTTTTTGAGAAATATAGGTAATTCAGGAGGTTCTTCTGTAAATGTTATAATGCGTTCTGCTGCTTTTGAAGCATTATTAGCATCTGCACAAATTAAAGACCAAGGTGTAAACGTAATTCAACAAATACAACGTATTAATGTAGGAATGCCACAATTTGATGGTGCTTCTGGATTTGCACATCAAGGTATTGTTGCTGCTGGAGATTTTACTGTAAACCTTTGGACATACAACGAAAAATATACTGATGCTAATGGCGCTACACAGTATTATTTAGCTGAAAATTTAGTTGTAATGCTTCCAGATGATTTTCAAGGAAAAACAATTTTTGGTGGATTACCAACATTGAATTCATCTACAGTTGGAGGTGTTTCCGTTGATATTCCTGGAATTGTTGAAGCTAATTATTTGATTCGTTCTTATAGCGATAAAAAAACGTTGTCAAGCACAATTGAATTGACTTCTGCTCCATTGGTTGTTCCTTTTACAATCGACAAGATTTACACAATGCAAGTATTAGCTTAATCTAAAAAGATATGGCAAAGTTCAAAGTATTAGTAATTGCACTTTCTATTAAGAACAACAAAATAGCAAAGTGTAAAGAGGTAATTGATGAATCACAATTAAATAGTTCAGCATACGAACTAGTAAATGCAGGATTTATCGAAGAAGTGAAAGCGGAAGATTCCGTTAAGGATTTGGAAGTAGATTCAGAAGAAGTGAAAGCGGTAAAAAAGCCGCTTAAAAAGAAATAAAAGATGAATGGCAGCCTATTCAATATTGTTAAGAGAGATGCAAAAAGAGTTATCAATTCAGGGGGTTATCAAATTGATATTGAGATCAAGACACCCGATAACAGCTTAACGATTAATATTACTGGATGGGCTGTGAAACATCACTACTCTTTTGATACTGATGGGAACCAAGTTAGTACCAAGAATGCTAGAATAACCGTTGATGAAGATGTGCTGACAGCGAAAGGTTATCCTTTTAGAACTACAAAAAAAGGCATACCGGAAGTTGATTTACAAGGACACAAAGTAAGTTTTATTGATAGTTCTGGATTGTCTTGTAATTATAGAGTTAATCAGTCTATTCCTGATGAAAACTTTGGATTAATCGTTCTTATATTAGGAGACTACAAACCTTAAATTATGGCAATTTTAACTGAAACAATAGGTATTCAAGGTTTTGAAAAAGTAGCCAATAGAGTTTCAGAAATTCTAGCGGAGGAAATCGCAAACCAAATTACACTTCAATCATTTGAAGAAAATGTTGAGGTTTTTATCGAAAGAATACAGCCTTTTCAAACAAGCGAAGATGTTTCTATTCAAGTTTACTTTAAAGGTGGTACATACGATGGTTACACTACAAGGGATGCGCAGGGAGAGTATCTGTATTACATTGATTTATATACGACTTCTATTGGTATTGGTGACGTAGATGCGAGTATTGTTTCAAAGAACAAAAATTATAGGTATTTAGGATTGATTAGATATATTTTAAGTTCAGGAAAATTGCCAACATTAGGATTCCCAAACGGATTGATTGGAGGTAAATATGTGAAAAGCATATCTCAGGATTTAGAGTTTTCAAATTTTGGTGCTGAACCAAGTAGGGACGCTTCTTATATTCGTATGTCAAGAATTGTATTTGCAGTTCGAGTTAATGAAAATCAGGCATTGTGGGATGGAATTCCGTTAGTAGGAAATGATTCAACTATTACTTATGAAAACACCGACAAAGGAACAAAAGTAGTTTTCAACAATTAAATTAATAATTAAAAAAATAATTATGGCAACAATTTCTACAGCCGTTGGTCTTGACCGAATTTCGAGAGTAAGCGGTTATAATATTAAAAAAGGGTTTTTCAGTACTGAAACCCAAAACTTGCCACAAATCATCGCAGTTCTTGGAGAGGCTAACACGGCCAATCAATCAGGATTGACAGTTGATAAAGTGGAGGTTACAAGTGCTGCCGAAGCCGCTACATTGTTTGGATATGGTTCTCCAATTCACAGACAAATTAGTATTTTGAGACCAGTTGGAAGTGATGGTGTTGGAGGAATTCCAACTATTGTTTTTCCTCAAATTTCTTCTGGTGGCGCAACTGCTACAGTAAGAGCTTGGACAGTTACGGGAACTGCTACAGCAAACGCAACCCATACAGTAGTTATCAATGGTAGAGATACCTTGGATTTTCAAAGTTATAACTTCGATGTTGTGATTGGCGATACTCCAACACTTGTAGCTGCTAAAATTGCCGATGCAATTAATGGAGTTCTTGGAAGTCCTTGTTCGGCCACAAGCGCATTGGGAGTAGTAACAGCGACTTCAAAATGGAAAGGTTTGACAAGTGCTGAATTGCACGTAACAATTGATTACGGAACAAATGCTGCTGGATTATCATACAGCCAAACCACTTCTACAAACGGAGCTGGTTCAGTTGATTTAGCTGCTTCATTAGCTTTGTTCGGGGATGATTGGTACACAATGGTTCTTAATCCTTATGGAGAAGCGCAATTGGATAGCCTAGAATCGTTTAATGGACTACCAAATGACGTCAACCCTACAGGAAGATATTCAGGACTTGTATTCAAACCATTTTGTGCTTATTTCGGTAGTGTTTCAGGAGATAAAACAGCTCTTTCAACAATTACCAATGATGCGGACAGAATTGCACAAGTAACCAATGTTCTTTGTCCTGCTCCAAATTCAAAAGGGTTTACGTGGGAGGCTGCTGCCAATGTTGTTGCTTTGGCTTCCGTAGTGTATCAAAACACACCTCAGTTGGACATAAGCGCATTATCTTATCCTGATATGCCAATTCCTACTGACGGAAACATTGGGGATATGAGTGACTACAATAACCGTGATTTCTTGGTTAAAAAAGGTTGTTCAACAGTAATGTTGGTAAACGGTGCTTACCAAGTTCAAGATTTGGTTACTACCTATCACATTGCCGGAGAAGTTCCATTATTGTATTCTTATCCAAGAACATTGAACATTCATTGGAATGTGAAAGATTCTTATTCTACATTGGAAAGACTTTATTTGAAAGACAAAGTTTTGGTTGAAGACAATCAAATCATCGATGTTGATGGAGCAATCAAACCAAGTGAATGGAAAGGTATTGTGTATGGTTTGTTTGATGATATTGCTGAATCAGCATTAATCAATGATCCACAGTTTTCGAAATCTAGTTTACAAGTTCAGATTAGCACAACAAATCCAAACAGATTTGAAACTGCTTTCAACTACAAAACTACGGGAACGGTTAGAATTTCAAGTACAACCGCAAAAGCAGGATTTTAATTTTAAAAATAGAAAGATATGGCAAATTTTTTAGCAGGGGACATTTCGAGTATTTCTTGTACTCACTTAGGAACTACATACCGATATTTTCCCAAAGCCAATGAAACCTTTAACATTGATAAAGGAGGTCAAAGAACAAATGATGATGCAAGTCAAATCACTTCAAGTGGACAAAACATTAGAGCTATAAACGCTGTTCGTTGGTCAATTGATGGTCCAATAGCTGTTGATTTTGTAAGTGGAAATGAAGAAGATTCATTGAACTTAATGGGAAGTTCTCCAGTAGAAGGATTGTGGCAAGTAAATCACATTTCGGGTGCTATTTGGGTTGGAAAAGGAAGTCCTGTTGGGGATGTTCAGGCTGATTCGAATGCAGGAACTATCGCTTTGAAAATAGGTGGTGGTGGTAAATTGCAACCAGTACGATAATTAATTAAAATAAGGAAAAATGAAAAAAGCAGTGATTAGTAAGGAAGTCGCGTTGAAAGAATTGGAACAGTTGATAAACAGATTTGTAAAAAAACCAGTTTCCAACGATAAATTGGAAGAAACATATCCTGATATTTTGGATGCGATTATGGATGGTTATTTGTCTTTTGATGGAACAGGAATTCCAGTTTTAAAACTGAAAGACCCTATTAAATTAGAAGATGGAAGTGTTCTTCATTCAGAAATTAATTTCAGAACAAGAATTAAACCTTTGACATTGGCCAACATTGCTAAAGGCCTGAATCCTCAAACAGAAGTTTTTATGTTGCAGTTGAAAATGACTTCATTCATTATTGACAAAGATGTAGAAATGTTAGATAATTTCAGCCGTTATGATTGGGATGTAATTCAACAATTGGCAACAGTTTTTTCATAAGGTGGTGCTTTGATGGACTAGATAATATGATAATGAGTATTGTTGATTATCATCATTGGCCACCGAGAGAAATAGAGAAAATGTTTTGTGATGATTTTGACTTTAAAGGAATCGTTTATTGGTATGATGAAATTGTTAGACTGAATAAACAAATGAAACAAAGTAAATAATTAAGACCTCCAACAGCAGTAAGTATGTTGGAGGTTTTTTTCTAAAAAAGAATAATTATGGCAGTAGCTACGATGAAAGTTCCAACTATTTTTTATGCGGTGGATCGTTTCAGTGATGTTGTTTCAAAAATGACACGAAAAACGGCTGCATTTGGAGAAACTGCACAAGCGGCAGCAATGCGAAGTTCAAGGGCTTTTAATTCAGCAGGAACAAATATGTTGAGTGCAGGTGTTGGAATGGCAATTGGAATTGGATATGCAGTGAATGAAGCCGTAAAGTTTGAAAAGGCAATGGCCAATGTTGATACAACAATTGATAGTTTTCCTGGACAAATAAAAGCAATGGGAAATTCAGTGTTGGAAATGTCAAAGAAAATGCCTGTTCCAATATCACAATTAACCGAAGCTTTGTATGATGTTGTTTCTGCTGGTATTGAATCTAAGGATGCAATGATGGTTTTGAAATCTTCCTCAAAATTAGGAGTTGCAGGTTTGGGTACGGCAAAAGAGGGTGTTGATGTAATTACATCATCTTTGAATGCTTTCAATATCAAAGCAACAGAATCAGAGAAAGTTGCCAATATGGTTTTCAAGGCTGTAAAATACGGTAAAACAACTGTTTCAGGAATAGCGGAATCATTTGGTTCAAGTGCAGCATTAGTTAAAAACTCAAATGTAAGTTTGGAGGAATATTTAGCAACTACAGCTACATTGACTACTACTGGTATGACCGCTTCCAGAGCGCAAACACAAGTTTCAAGTGCGGTTACAGCATTGATTAAGCCTTCCGGTACAATGTCCAAAATATTTGCAAGATTGGGAGTTAAGGATGTTCCAAAATGGATTAAAGCTAATGGTGGACTTGTTAACTCTATGAGAATTGTTCGTGATGAAGCAGATAAAATGGGAGTGTTGACTTCTAAAGCTTTTGGTAGAAAAGAAGGTTTTTCTGCAATGCTATCTTTACTTGGCCCATTAGCCGACAAGTTCAAATTAGTTTATGGAGATATGACAGGAAATGTAAATTCATTGGATTCAGCATTTGAAAAGCAACAAAAAACTGTTTCTGCTGGAGTTCAGAGAATGAAAAATAAATTGACAGTATTGGCTATTTCTCTTGGAGAGGAAGTTATGCCAAGGATAAATGGATTCATTGATTCAATATCGAGTATTGCAGATTCAGCTTTATCTTTCGCTAAGAAAAATGAATGGCTTATAACAAGTTTGTTAAATTTGACTTTAGCGTTGATTACATTAGGTGCATTGGCTAAAGTTGGAGCGTTCTTGTTTTATGGATATGCACAGGCAATTAAGATTTATCGTTTTGCTATAATAGCTACTACTGCTGCTTCTGGATTTTTTGAACAGGTTTTGTTTAGGACTATTTTAAGAGGAGAAGCATTGACAAGTGTTTTATGGGGAATGATTGCCCCTACAATGGCTTGGCTAGGTCCGTTATTAGCTATAGTTGCTATATTAGCATTAATTGGATGGAGTATGCATAATTCAAGTATTACTTCTGCTAAATTTGCACAAGATAAAACAACACATTTTAAAATTGTTTCTGGTCAATATGAAACAATGGAGCAAAGAATAGCTAGGTCAAATGAAAGGATTGTAGCTAATATGAAAAAGCTCAAAATGGATTTGGAAAGCGTAAAGAAAACTGGAAAAACAATTTCAGAATTAAGAGGAGAACAAGGCACAAAAGCAACAAGAACTTTTGAATCAGAGGCATTAAAAAGAAATTTAGGTAAAACTTCAAGTGGTTTGCGTAGTATGCCAACAAATTTAATAATTCCAAAAGTAGTTTCAGATTCAGACCAAGCATTTAATGAAATTATGGCTGATAAAAAAACAAAAAACTTGGCAGGAAAAGGAAGTTCTAATGTGCAAAATTTAGTAAATGCTTTGACTGGTAAAAAAGGAGAAATATCTATAATTATAAAAGGAAATGCAGAAAATGTTTCTTCCGTTGGTGGTTCTGGAGATTATGTTTTTTCAGGTGTTCCAGTTCATACGTCATCTACTAAAAAATCATCTAATAACGATTATTAATGAACACAACCGACATACATTTATTTGAAACAGGAAGTGGTGGTGATTTCGCCATTGTAAACGATGATTTATTGATGGGAGAGTCATTGTATCAGCAAATCTATTTAGCGTTGTTTGGGGGCAATATTCAAGCATCTACAAAGCCGTCTTATTTAGAAAGTGAAGAACGTTTTGATTATTGGGGAAATTCTTTGATTTGGAAGGACGTTAAGACCAAGCAATTCAATTCAGAAACGGAGCGAACTCTTGGAAATGTGGCTTTGAATAGTTCGGGTAGGTTGAGTATTTTGCAAGCCGTGAACAATGATTTGGATTACCTGAAAGGAGTTGTGGATTTTGTTGTGGAAATTGGTATTGAAAGTGTTTCGAGAATATCCATAACGGTAAGTTTCAGTGAGAAAACCAACCAACAAGACAAAGTTTTGCAAATGGTTTGGAACAACTCAAAAAACGAAGTAATAATTGAAAAAATAATTTAGTATGAAACCATTAAATGAAATTTTAGGATATTTAGGTAATCCAGAAGCGGAATCTTTATCGGAAGAATCACAATCAAAATTAGTTCAAAATATTGAAACGTTGCTTTTTAATTATGATAATTGGTATAGAAATGGTTTATATGATAATACTTTGTCTAACACGTGTTTTGCATATAGATTAGAATCGTTTAAAACTTGGAATAATGAATTAATAAAAAAATAGAAAAATGAAGCCAATTCCAACTATTAAGGAAATAAACACAAATATTTCCAATGATTTACGAAGCAAATTAAATTTGGCAATTGATTACTTGAAGAAAACTTATGGCGCTTTAGCCTTGGTTTTGTCGGCACAGTTTCACTTGATTTATTTGTATTTGAGCGATATTCAAGACAATGGATTTCCAGATAAAGCCACGACTGCTGACCAAGGTGGTACGTTGGAAAGACAAGGAATGATTTATATGAATCGAAATCCTTTTCCTGATTCCATTGGCTCGTTTAAGGTTTCAGTTACAGGAGTTGCAGGATCAGTTTTGAGAGTGAATTTAACTTTTAAATCAAATGAAGATGCTTTGAATGCTGGTCAGGTTTATATCTTGGATGCCGAATATACTTTGACAGGAACAGCCGATGAAATTGAGGTTCGTTCCATAGGTTCAGGAGTAGATTATAATTTGAATGTTGCTGATAAATTGACCATTACTGAACCTGTTATTGGAGTTGATAAAACGGTTACTGTTACGGAAGTTTTGGTTCAGCCAAAGGCAGGGGAAACTACGGAATTGTATCGACAAGCTATTTTGAATGCTATTCAATTGGAGCCACAGGGAGGTTCAAAATCTGACTATCGCCAATGGAGTACCGATGCACAAGGAGTGCGATTAGTTTTTCCTTACGTACAAGATGTGAATACAGGAACAATTGACTTGTATGTGGAAGCTACATTGGTTGATAGTACCGATGGAAAAGGAACTCCAACTTCAACTATTTTAACCGATGTAGAAGATGTTGTTGAACAAGATCCTGACATTACCAAACCAATAAATGAAAGAGGAAGAAGGCCAATTCAAGCCGATGTTCAAGTTTCAGCAATTACATTGGTGCCAGTTGATGTTACTATTGCAGGATTGAATGATGATTCTGTTTCGGTAAAGAACTCAATTGATTCAAGCATAACGGATTTGTTATACGATGTAAGACCATTTATTTCGGGTGCAGATTTGAGAAGGAATAAAAATGATATTTTGTATTCCGGAAAAGTTCAGTCAGTTGTTACCGATACTTTGACCAATGGAAACTTCTTTAATTTGCTGACTTTGTATGTGGATGGAAATGCAATCACATCTTATGAGTTTACCCTTGGAAATATTCCTTATTTGAGAAACTTAACTTATACCGTATAGTTATGTATGAAGTAACCGAAAAAAGTACAGTTCACGGGGAAAATACTCCTCACGGTTTTAGTACCCCACATCGATTTCCTGTAGCCGGAATTAAAAGTTTGACTGATATAATGTCAGAATTGGCAGTTCAATTATATCCTACTGGACGAGCTTTTTATATGCCTAAAAATGGAGTGGCGAACAATACGCATTTGGCTTTGAATAGAAGTTTTATTCGAATTATAAATGATTGCCAATCTACAATTGATTCTGCTTTTCCTGACAATGAAAACTTTAATATTGATGATTGTGAGTTGTGGGAATATCGTTTTGGAATGGTGGTTGATTTGACTTTGAGTGTTGACGAAAGAAGGAAAGCTATTTACAGGAGAATGAGTAGAGGTAGAAATGTTCCTGCAAGACAGCATAAAAATTACATTGAATATCAATTACAATTAGCAGGATTTGATGTTTATGTTCACGAAAATACAAAACCTTTTCAAAGACCACAAGATATAATTTCGATGGCGGTGAGTGCTGTCCAACACGGTGGAGTCTCCCAACACGGAATTGGAATGCAGCACGGAGGAGGAAGGTCACAAATAATAGCCAATTCTTATAAAGCTGATGAAGCATATTCCGTTTCGGACGAAAGATTGTGGGCTACATTTTTTATTGGAGGAGAAATATTGGGAGATATGGCAAATGTTTCTCTTGGTCGAGAGGAAGAATTAAGAGAATTAGTTTTAAAATTAAAGCCAGCGCATTTAGTTGCATTTACATTTATTAATTTTGTTTAAAATAAAAATTTATGATACCATTAAAAAATAATCCAAATGTAGATAATAGTGATTTATCTAATTATCCGGATGCAAGGATAAAAGACAACGATGGCTCAGGGAATGGAACAGGAGTAAATCGTTCCGTGTATGGAGATTTGCACAGCAACATTTCCAAATTGATGCGACTGTATGATATTACGCCAACAGGACTTCCCGACAATGAAACAAGTGGTTATCAAATTATAGAAGCGTTGTCGGCATTAGCTTCCAAAAATGACTACATATACCCATTGACTACCAATGGAACAGATACACTTTCAATTGCTATAAAATTGTCGTTGATGAAAGACAATGAGTTTTTGATTTGTTTAGCTTCTGCCAACAAAACAACAGAAACTTTAATTAAAGGTTCAGGCGTTACAAGTATGGCTGTTACTTATTCAGGCGATTTCAAGGCAAATGAATACGTTAGAGTGATTAAAACAAGTGTTGGGGTATCAATAGTTCGTGTTGCTGATTGGAATAGCTTAAATGCAATGTGTGCTGATTTACTTTTTCTAAAAAAAGCATCACAATCGGAAGAAAATGCAGGAACAAGTGATTTAGTTGCTACAACTCCATTAGTGAATAAAGTTACTTATGCTTTGAGAACAATTGGTGCAGATTCAGCTAATTATTTAGCCACAGCAATTAGAAATGGATTGTACCCAAAAGAACATTTTACTATTGTTGCGGCATTGGGTACTAGTCCTATAAAAAATGTAGGTTGGTTTAGTGGATTGAATGTTGGAGGCGTTGGAAGTTTGCCTGTAAGTGGACAAATTACGGCAGCGACATTGGCAAGCACTGGGCCTGATTCTATAATTACTTGTACAATGGCAGTTGCAATGGCAAATACAAGTTATATTGTAAAAACTTGGGTACAAGGAGAAAGTGCAAGTTTAGATTTGGACAATGATATATCGCAAATAATATTCAAACCAATTTCTACAACTCAATTTCAAATAAGCGTGAGAGAATTTGCTGCATCTGCTCAAAGTTTAAAAATACATATAGAAGTAGTACAATTATAAAAAAATAATCTATGAGAACGATAAAACAATTAGTGGTTCCACAAAATTCAGAAGCCAAATTTCCATTTAGTACTATTCAAAACGAAACGGATTTGCTTGATGGTACTCCAGTAGTGGAAGAAATTTATGGCGATGTACTTACCAATTTGTACAAACTTTTGCAAGTGGTTGGACTAACAGCAACAGGAACACAAGACAGCGATATTACACAATATCAAATTTTGGAAGCGTTAAGAAAATTGCCAAATACCTTGAATGATATTGAGCAAATTTTGACATTGACAGGAACGATTTGGAGTATTCCTTTGCCAATAGAATTGTTGCCAAATAAATACTTTTTTGTTGCAAGGGCAACTGATGCTTATGTTGCTGGTGGAATATATACTTTTGAGGGAAGTGGCGCAACATCATATTCTTTTTCAAGTTCAGGTTTTAAGGCTGCTGATGAATTATTATTGATTATTGATACTTCTGGAGTTCGTGCTTATTCTTTGGCTTTCTTGGACGAGATTTCAGATGAAATTTTTACTGTAATGGGATTGCCAATTGCATTCAATGACAGCAACAAAATGTACTACCAATCAGGAGGAAATTTGATTAGTGATGTGCCAAGCATTGATTATTTAGAAAGTATCATTCGAGTTGATGTAAGTGATGGAACGGTGTTGGTAAATGATATTTTCGTTTCAAATGGATATGTGCTTTGTTTCTGTTTAATTCCTTCGACAAATACTTATTTATTTAGACAATTTGCCTTGACTGATTTGAGTGTTTCGGCAGCCGTAACCTTGTCGGGAACTTCTTTCGCAAGCGCAAGTAACTTTTCGCCTTATGTTTATATGAAACAGGCAACTGTTTATGTTACCAATGCTATGAATGCCAATGCCAATGACTATTCAATTACCAAATTGATTTATAGTGTTGGAGCAGCAACATTAACATTATCATCAACTTTAGATTTGGATGCTACATTCGTGAAAACATCAAATTCAGTTGTGAAAAATGAATTACTTTACACTTTGATTACGGGTGTTTTGAGTTCATACAGCCTTACAACAGGAACGAAAGTGGTTTTGGGGGATTATGGTAGTATCAATGGGAATCTATTCGGATTCAATGGAAAAACATACTTCTCGTCAGGCGAGGTTGCTAAAGCGTGGACTTTGTAAATTATAATTATGGCTAATTTCAGAATGAATGTGAATACTGATGCTGCAATCATTCTGACTGCTAAATTGGAACGTTTGAATAAGTCAGCGTTCCCAAGTGCTGTGAGGAGTTCTCTTAATGATGCTGCTTTTCATCAAAAAAAATCTGAATTACTTGATTCTGCTAAAAAGAATATGACTGTTAGGAATCCTGCATTTTTTAGAAAATTTACAGGAGTAAAAAGAGCTACAGGATTTGACGTAGGTTCGATGTATAGCGAAGTAGGTTTCAAAAATACCGACCCTAATCCAATCAAAGGAAAGAAAGCTATTGAAGGGATGGAGCATAACGAAATTGGTGGAAGTGATGATACAGGTGCTATGTATATGAAAAAAGCAAGGACTTCAAATAGTGCCAGAAAATTAGTTAGAAGAAAGGCAAGATTTGACAAGTCAAGAATAGCAAAAGGAACAAGTAGCAATGTGAAATCAAAAAAATTGGCTTTTATGGCTAATGTAATTGCTTCATTTAATGAAAAAGAACCAACGTTTATTCAGACTTCAAAAGGAAGATTTTTAGTTCAGGTTACAAAAATCTCAAGTTCTATATCAGGAAAAAGAAAAGGTAAATTGGATATTAAAATGGACTTCTTAATGCGAAGCAGAAAGGAGCATAAGGCAAAAGCCAAAGCAACACATTTTTCAAGAGAAGCTGCTTTAAAAACTCAACAGAAAATGGATGATTTCTATTTAAAGAATGCTACATTTCAGTTCAATAAGGTACTAAAATCAACAAGATAAAAAATAATTACTATGAATTGGGAGGAAAGGATTAACAGTATAAAGTTTAGCATTGAGACAGGGGATGGACAAACCTACTACCCTTTGTATAAAGGTGGAGAATTGGAGAAAGAATACAACACATCCTCATTTGAATTTATCAGCGTGAAAGGAACGTTGGTTGACAGAAAGAAGCCAAAGTCAAGAAAATTGCCTTTGGTATTTTGGTTTCAGGGAGCAGACAATATTGAGCAAGCGGACAAGTTTGAGATTTCGGCAGACGACCCAAGACCTTGGACTATTGTGCATCCATTTTACGGGCTTATTTCTGGTCAGCCTATAAGTATTAAGCGTGACGATAGTTCGTTGAACATTACTGAAATTACCGTGCCATTTTGGGAGAGTATTGATGCTGATTACCCTGTATCAAATTTCACGGTTAAGGATAATACAAGAGACAGGCGAGATTTGGTTTATTCTGCTTCGGCTTTGTCAGCAGTTACCAACGTAAAATTTGCTTCTATTGACGTTTCAAAACAAGCTCAAAGCATTGCTGATATGTCGGGAGAAATGAAAAGCATTCAGGATAATAACACTTATTCTGATTTTCAAAATGCTTTAAATTCAGGATTGAAAGCAATTGATAATTTATTGGAAGCTCCATTGAATGCTATTCAAACTATTCAGAATTTCTTGGACTTGCCATCTACTTATGCACAAGCTATCGAAGGACGTATTGCATCGTATGAGAATATCTATTATCGATTAAAAACTTCCATAGCTACATTGGCAGATAAAAAGTATTTTGAATCAATGGGAGCATCTACAATTGCTTCAATGAGTATGGTTGCGGTTAATCCGATTGTGGGGGATTATGTTTTAGTTTCCGATGTAGAGAAAATGACTTCAAGAATAGCTAAAATTCATAAAGATTATGTTGATACATTGGGAGATTTAAAAGTATCTGTTTATGATGTAAACAATACATACAGCCCTGATGCTTCGGTGCAATCTGAATTAAATTCTATGGTAAATTATACCATTGCCAATTTATATTTAATGTCGTTCGAAACCAAGCGAGAAAGAATTGTGATTACCGATAAGAAAACAAACG